TGTATGAATTTCCTGCGGAAGCAATTAGATCTGTATTTGTTGGCTCGAAAATGCAAGAGGACACCTTTTCTGCTTTGATTAAAAATATTGAAAGTGATCGATTGTTGAGTCATGTAAATATTTTTAAAGGAAAGGTTCATCCTGCTAACTACAGTTTAATATTTGAATTATATGAAAGATAATAAAGCTATGGGGTTGTGAGCTTTGTCAATAACATGTCTTTGATTAGGTTTATATCTGAATCAATGAAGCCTAAAACCTCGCGTTTATCGTATCGCACGTCAGCAGCTCCACGCTCGGCACGATCCTTCAAACCATACTGGTGAACCCTGGCAATCCGGGCGATACGCCCGGTGAAACCCACCGTCACGGCGTTGCTATTACCACGGACCTGTAGATACGACGCGGTCCGTAGCTTCTTGAACATCGCCAGCTTTTGGCGAATACGCCCCTGCTTTCCACGCAGGTTCCGCTGCTTACGCGGCGCAAACTTGGTGCCGTCCGGGTTTTCTTGTGCGATCACTCGCGTCTGCTGACTGCGGCGCAGTTCCTGACCAATGCTCCTGGCGAGCTTGCTGCGCTCACCTGGCTCCAGCCGATCCAAGAGCACCGCCGCCCAGGTCTCCAACGCTTCCAAATTACTCGCCATCAGGCACTCTCCACTCACTGGTGTTGCCCTGGGCCCCAGGCTTCCAGTTCGGATCGAGGTAGCCCGCAACGTACTGCGGTTCGTTCGGATGTTTCACGGTGGTGTTGCCCTGGTCATCGTTGCCAACGACCACGCGCTCTGTCAGCGCCAGGGTAATGCTGAGGTCCACTTTGTCCTTGTCGAGGATGTCCGCTTCGAACTGAATGCCGTTTTTGACCTTGTCGAGGTTCTCCAGCAACTCGGATTGGTTAACACTTAGCCAGCCCAGGATTGGCAGAAACACGCTGTCGGGGTGTCCGGCGAACTCGGTGAGGATGATCTGCAGGTCAAAGCTGTACTCAAACGACAGGGTGTGTGCGGCGGTGCAACGGACCTTGCCGTTGTCGATGAATATCAACAGACGGTCGGGGTCGTGCTTAAAATCGGCGACGGTGGCCAGGAGGTGAGCGCGTAGGCTCTCGGGCTTGTTCATGGGTTGGCCTGCTGGTGTTTGTAGACCATGTCGACCTGTGCCGCGCAGTCGGCCCAGGCGGCTTCGGCGCGGTCTTGGTCGGTCAGTAGGTCACCGTTTTTGAGGGGGCTGGTCGCCGGCAGGTGGCACGGCACCACGGCCGGACAGCCAGTCACGATAAGCGGCGGCGCCGGTGATGGCGGGGCGCTCGCGCAGCCGGCGAGCAGCATCAGGCAAAAGCTGAGTAGCCCACTCACGCAGTTCGGAGTTTTCACGTTTGAGTTCCTCTATGGTTCGCTCGCGTTTTGCCAGGCCCTGGCGTAACAGGTCTTGCTGCGTGCGCAGGGCGCCTTGATCTTCGCGTTCCTGTTTCAGGGTGTCAGCGAGGGTGTTGGCGGTTTTCAGGTTGCGGTCGGCGTCGTCGCGGGCGGTCTTAGTCGCATCTTGCGCCCGCTCGGTTTTGCCTTCAGCGACGTCGATGCGTATTTCCTGGACCCAGATCACCAGCGCGAGGGCGCCGAGAAGGGCGAGGCCGTACAGAGCCTGGCGCAGGGTGTTCACGCGCGGTACCAGCCAAGTTTGTTCATGGCAGCGGCATCGAGCTGCTTGATCGGACCGCGTACGATCACGGCCCGGGCGCCGTTCATGATCTGAATGGACTCAGCCAATAGCTGCATGTCGTCCTGTTCGGTCGACTCCGGTACCACCAGCAGGTCGCCGTCCCGCACCCGTAGCTTTTTCACCGCGTCGAAGTCGATCATGCCGCCACCCCTTGTCCGCACTCGCAGCTCGCGTGCCGTTCGTACGCGCGCTGGAGCTTGGTGTCGTAGAGATTCCGCAGGTAATCCGGCCCGTTGTAGAGCTTGGCGAACTCGGCCCATTTGCGGGCCTTCAGCGCCTTGTGTAGCACCGGGTCGGTTTCAATGAAGCGGGTGAAGGCATCGAACTGCTGCGATTCGCCGGCACTCATCGCCGCCACAAAGTCCTGCACGCTGGCGTAGCCGAGGCGCTTCCAATGGAACCCCATGATCTGGAAAGCTCCCCAGGACGCCGACTCCAGGGCGGCGGTGTCGTCTATCAGGCGGGCCATGGCCAGGCGCTGGTGCTCTGAGGTACCGCCGATGTATCCACCGGGTTTCGGGTTGACCAGGGCAGGGTTGGCGGTGGCGAGTTGGTCGGCGTGCCGCTTGAGTTCGGCTGGGTCATCGCCGGCATGGTGAGCGGTGGCGAGCTGGCGGTACATGATGTGCCTTTCGAACAGGATCACCGGCTTGCCGTTGTCGAGAAAGCCCTTGCCCTTGGACTCCACCTCATTGACCGCGTAGATGCTCGCCAGCGTTACGTCGAGGCGTTCTGCTGCGGTAACCAGGTCGTTGTTGCGCAGTAGCTGGGCGCAATCGCCGCCGGCCAAGCTGGTCTGGGTTTTGGTGCCGGCGATGCCGTCGGCGACCAACCCGACTTTTACCTGGTAGGCGCGGACGGCGGCTTCGGTGGCGTTGCCGTACTCACCGTCCGCCATCAGGTTGGCACCGTACTTGTTGAGGTTCTTTTGCAGGATCAGCACTGCTTGCGAGCGATCCCCGTGGCGAAGGGTTGTCATAGTTGCTCTACCTTTCGGTTGAAAAACTTTTTGGCCGCTGCACGCGTACCTTCGACGCCCAGCAAGCCGATCACCCCACCGAAAAAAGGCGCAGTGGACGTCGGGATACCGAGCAATGCCAGGCCATGGCTCGCCGCCAGGGCCAGCGTGCCGCATAGCGGCGCCTCGATCAGCATGCGGCGCAGGGTGCCGCCGCCATACATGATCCGCAGGGCCGCGATGACCAAGGCGAGGACCCCGGCGTAAAGAGTCGGCCAGTTTTGTTCGAGCCAGGCGGCGAGCCAGGCCCATGTGTCGGGACGGTCAGGCATGCGCTTCATTCCGTTGTCCAGGGTTGGTGGGTTCAAGGGCTTGGTGCCGCGGTGTCAGTCCCATAGCTGCACCATCTGCCGCTGAGGCGCGCTGGTTTGGGCTTCGGGCATGTTGACGACAAGGCCTTGCGGCAGGATTGGGCCGTGGTCGGCCAGGCCGGGGTTCGCCTCAAGTACGGCTTCGGTTACGCCCGCAGTGCGGCCGTAGAACTGCCAGCAGAGGGCGTCGACGGTGTCGTTTTGATTGGTGCGGACGGCGACGGGCATCAGATCAGCTCCACGGTAGTGCGGCTGATACCGAGGAAGTCTCGGACAGCCCAGCGCAGATCGCGGCGGTAGTCGTCGATGGTTGGGGCAGTTTCCTGGGCCTTTTCGCTGCCGGTGTTGGTCGCGCTGTAGTCGCGGTAGCGCTCGCAGACTTCGGCGCCGGTACCGGCCTCAATCGCACGGCGGTACAGGTGGGCCTGGACCGATACATCGTTGATCTTGTCATCAGGTACGTCTGCCAACGTGGTGTAGCCGGCAGCCAGTTGTTTGGCTTTCCACGGCCTCAGTTCTCGGTTGAGGTTGATAGCGGCTGCGATTACGGCTGTTTCTAGCCGGGCCGGGGTGACGCTGTTGTCGATGCGCAGAGTGGCCCGCAGCTGCTCAAGATCGATTGAGGGCCAGAATGGATCGGTGTTTATATGACCGCCGGTGACCGGTCCGCTGGCTACGAATGCGCTCAAAGGGAAGGGCCTCGGATGTCTGCGCGGGAAACTTCGCGCAGGATCTGCTGCCGGGTGAATTCGGGGTGTTGCGTATAGAGACGGTCCATCGCTCGCATGGCGTTGCGGTTCACCAGCCCACGTTCGTGCGAGTTGGCCGGCATGATGGAGCCTTTCAGAATGGGGCCGGTGCAGACGGTGCGGTCGTAAGCCTCTGTCTCGGCCACGTACTGTTCAGCCGCAGCAGCCAAGCGCCGTTCAGATTCCGTTGGAGTGAAATCACTCTGGTAGAGGTTGGCAAAGGCGGTGTTCATGACTGCTCCGATAGATCGCCGGTGGTCGGGGCTTCACGTTCAGGAGGAGCGGCCTGGCCGATCCGCCCCGAGCCGGCGGGGTGCGTGGGGACGCTTGGTTAGCTGCCAGTGGCAGCGTGTTTTTTCAGGAGGCGCTCAGCGCTGTCCAAATCCTTCTTGCCGCCGCAACCGTCGTGCAGCTCGATCGCCCGCTTGAGCAGATCGATACCGGCCTGAATCTGTCCGGGCTGACCTGGCTCCTCGGCGGTGATGCCATCCAATGTCGCGCGGCCGGTTGCGAGGTACAGCTTGGCGCGGGCCTGGTCGGGCATGTCTTCTGCGTCGGTCAGTTCGACGGTGCGGTGCAAGATGCTCAGGTCGAAACTGCCATTGGCCTTTTGCGCTTTCAGCGCGGCCGTGGCGATTTCTTCAGCCACCAGGCAACCGGTGGTGCGTTCGAAACGGTCCGGCATGATCAGCTTGTGTTTGAGCACGTAGTCGGCGATGTCCAGGGCGCCGCTGTAGTCCTCGACGTCAACGCGCCAGACCATGACGGTGGTCATGACGTCATCCTGGGCACCATTGCCTGCTGCAAGTACTCCCTCGACGTACGGGATGTACTCGGGCAACAACTGTGCTTTGAGTGCAGCCTTGCCCTCGTTGGACTGGATGGCTTTCAGGCGCAACCGGTCTTGCAGTAGCTGATTCAGCTGGTGCTCGTATGCTGTTGCACCGGCCATGGATTGCTGTGGTGCCGTTTTTGCTGCCTCCATGGCCGCGCGTGCGCGGCGCTGGTGGGCTTGGGCGATGCTGAGTGCCATGGGGTTAACCCTCGCTGCCTGCGTCTTCAACCGGCGTGATGTTTTCCAGCAGGCAGCCCAGGCCGTATTCCTCGACCACATAAGCTTCGTTCGACGATTCGAAGTTGCTGACGCGGTTCCACTCCGGCTCTTCCTTGAGGTAGCGGCGGCGCCCGCCGATCTGCCAGTACACCGACAAGTTGGCGAAGGTGGTGATGAGGATCGTGCCTTCGGGGATGTACGGCACCTCGTACAGCGGCAAGCCCCCGACGCGTCGTTGCGAGATGATCAGGTCGCTCGCCAGGGTGTTGGTCGCATCCTGGTCTTTGTTGACCAGGGCCAGGAACTTGTCGTGGACCAGCTCGCGGCCGGTCAGCACCACCAAGCCAGGGTTGCGGCGGTACCAAGGGTCGAGCAACTGGATGGCGTCGTAGACCAGCGCGTCGATGTTCTTGAAGTCGCCGGTTTTGCCAATGGTGATCTTGCCGGCAACGGCGCCTTCCTTCAGCACACGGTCGGGTGCGTGGGTGCGGTACTGCTGGAGCCAGCCGATGTTGACGTCTTCCAGCAGCGGGTGCGCGGTGCGGTCGGTTTGCTCTGCCGCCGAAACCCCGTAGAAACCGATCTGGATACGGTCGAGCGCCTGACGTTGGGCGATGGCGCTGGACAGGCGGGTTTGGAAGTCCGGGAACTTGGCCCAGGCGTCGAGCTGTTTGTAGCTGACGAAGGTATCGAAGTCGGTCTGCTCGGCCTTGTACTTATCGCTCGACAGAGTGCCGATGCTGCGCGGCTCACGCTTTTTGACGTTGGTGTTGGTACGGCTAGCAACGGTGCCACCTACGCCCAGGCCAACCTTTTCGCCTTCCTGTTCATCGACACCGATGATGTTGATCTTGGTCAGGAACTCGCTCGACTCCTGAATCTTGGTTTCCAGGCGCTGCTGGATCGTCGGGTCAACGCTGAAGGTCGCAGTAGCCGACTCAACTCCGTTGAGCAATGCGACCTGGCCGAGGTAGCCGGTGAAGAGTTTTCGAGTGTCGTTACGCATGGGTGTCTCCGATAGTGGGCTGGGCGGTGTAGGCCGCAGGTCAGAACTCAGCCAGGGCTTGTTTGCCGCCGCCGGTTACCGGTGGGCGCTGGGTTTGGGAGTGGTCTTGGGTTTTGCCGAGGGTGGTTTTCAGCTCGACCAGGTCTTTGCTCAGTTGCTCAACCTTGGTGTTCAGTTCTCCGGAGAATTTCTTCTCGGCGGCCAACTGATCAGGCAGATCCTTGACGTGGTCGGCAATCGCTTCGACGGCCTGGCCGATCTGGGCGAATTCAGCATCGTCCTTCGCCTGTTTGCCGCCGAGCAGTGCCTGCACCTTGCTGAAGAGCTGGGCGCCAAGGCTGGGTTTGTCCTCGACTTCCTCAAACTGCAACTCGGTTTCCACTGCCTCGGTGAACATCGACGTCGCGGAGTAATGACGGTCTTTGAATGGGCTGGATTCTGGCTTCTGCGCGGAGAAAGACAGTACATCGGTGCCCAGGCTGGCCGGGGAGTCGGTCACCGCCAGGCCGACGATGTAGGCCTCGCCAGTGTCCGAGAAGCTGTCGTCGATTTCGATCGAGGTGTAAATCTTTTGCTTGGCCTTGTTCATGGCGATCAGATCGGGCGTCGGCTCGACCTGGGCGAACAGGGCCAGCTTCTTCTGGCCGTTGATTTCCACTTCTTCGGTCTTGACCGCGAGCACGTCACCGTATGCTTTGAAAGGGCTGTCGGGCAGCAGGCTGCGGAAGTGCTCCAGCCAGATGCGAGCACCATAGGTGGCTGGATTGAAGTTCTTCGCCGCCTGTTCCAGCCAGCTGCGTTTGATTGTGCGCTTGTCAGAGGTAGCGCCCTCGACGGCGACGCGGAACCAATTACTGCGGAATTTCTTCATGCCGGGAATCCTCAATGCGTTGGGCGCTAAGTGCGTTGCAATGAGGGGCATGGTCGTGACGCGCGCGAGTTGCGGCAACGGGACGGGATTGTAGAGAGCGGGACTACAAGGGGCGGCGCTACTGACTCGCAGGCGTGGGCGGCAGCATCGCGGCCATGACTACGACTGAACTGCTCCCAATCGATCCCCGACGCCAATCCAAGTTCCTGTATTGGATGGGTTGGCGTATCTGCGAGATTGCCGAGGCTACGGGCGAAAAGGAAAAAACGCTACATAGCTGGAAGGCCCGCGACGAGTGGGACCGGGCGGATAACGTCGAGCGCATCGGTGGGGCGCTGGAAGCGCGTTTGGTGCAATTGATCCTCAAGGAAGGCAAGAGCGGCGGGGACTTCAAAGAGATCGACCTGCTGCACCGGCAGTTGGAGCGGCAGGCTCGCATCCAGCGCTTCCAGGGTGGCGGTACCGAAACCGAACTCAACCCCAACCTCGCCAAGCGCAACGAAGGGCCGAAGAAAAAGACCCCGAAAAACGACATCAGCGAAGACCAGATTGAGCTGCTGCGCGAA